TCTCGGCGTTGTAGGCGTCAACGTCTGCCTTGAACTCGTCGATGGCTATTTTCTGCTGTTCCGCGCTGTCTTTGATATTTTCCATAATATCGGTGACGCGGTTCAATTCCATGGTCAGCATCTCGATTTGCTGCTGCGCTGCCATAAATTCGGGCGACTGGTCGCCTTGCGACAGCACCTTGGGGTCCAAAATCTTCTTGAACCGCTCGGCCATCTCCTGCGCGCCCGGCCAATCCATATTCTTGATAAACAGGTCGCCAGCGACCGCCCAAAGCTGCGGGTTGGTCTGCAAAATCTGGCTCATGGCGTCGAGCGCTTCCTGACGCTTCGTCATGTAGCCGGGGCCGGTCGTGACCATAACGTCGTAAGTACCGACGCCGGGGTTGTAAATTTTTTCGATAACCTCGCCAGTGATAGGGTCTTTGATTTCTTTGACGGGTTCCGGCTGGGCCGGGTTGAACTTGACCATATCGACTTCGCCATCGACGCCGATGATGCGGGCAATACGCTGCGTGTCGTAGATTTTCGGTATTAGGTCGACAATTTGGCGGGTGATGTGCCGGATAGCGCGGGCTAGGTTGTCGACATAGTGGTAAGTGCCGACGTCACCCTGCTTTTCACGGGCTATAATGGCCTTAGCCGAGCGCTCATTGCCTTGCGCGCCGATACTGGCGTCATACTGGCCTGTGGTGCTCTTAATATCTTCAGACGCCCCCATTTTGGCCTGTATAAGCCCTGTCTGGGGCAGCGGGGGTGCTGCACGCTGCGGTAGCGGCAGTGTATTGCCCGCGCCGTCCGTAACGTCGGGGTTGACTTCCAGATACGGCCAGTTGGTCGTATTGGCAGTCTTCCACTGCATCTCATAGCCTTCAAACTGGCCGCCATAGCCGATAAACGGCGCCTTGGGCGCCAAGGCGAGCATCTCCGCCTCTTGGCTGGTCCAGTAGTTGTACATGCGCTGGGCGTCCTTGGCGTTGCGCACAAGGCCGGAAATGTGCATCCGTCCTTCAACTTCCCACTCGTTGCCAATGACGCGCACGACAGGTATCCACTTGCCCGGCCACTCGCGCTCGTCGAGCACGTCATAGCCGTTGGTCTTCATCCACATGACCTTCTTGCGGTCGACCTCGCGGGTGCGGATAGGCTTGCCGAACATGGCACCTAGCTGCTTGTCGCGGTTGGTGCCCTTAAACGCGGTCTGGTTGTCAGGGTAGAGGTGCAGCGTATCGCGTGTGTAGGTGTTGTAGAAATACTCGGCGATGCGGACAGTGTCTTCCTGAAGCCATGACGACAATCCATCATCGCCGACGCCTTGGCTGTAAAGCGTCGAGATGGGTGTAGCGTCCGGGAACTGGCGCTCATACTCGGTTTTTAGCACATCTTCGGTGATGAAACACCAGTCGGCGTCTGCGCCGCACGGGTCTTGAATGGTCGGGTCCATGTAAACGCTGAACGAGTTGCGCACGCGGCCAATGCGAATGTCTTGGTCGAACGTCTCTTCGTTGCAATACTCGGTCAGCAGCCGGATATAGCCTTCACCGTAAGTGACTTGGTTGTCGCAGGCCGTGTCGTAGGCGACGTCAGCGTCCGACATATACTCGATATGCCGCACGATACCGTTGAACACTTCAGCGACCTGAACGTCGGCGTTGTCGTCGGCTGGGATTACCTTACCCGACGGCCGGTTCTGGCGCTGCTCGTTAGTGACCTGCCGCACATGTTGCGGCAGCTTGTTGATGGTGAGGCACGGGCGGGCGTTGATGGTCTGCCCCTGCACCGCACCGCGCGTCGCCAGTACGTCCGCAGGCCATTGCCACTGGTTGTCAGGGCTGCCTGCCATGAAGCGCAGGTCATCCAGTTCGTCCTCGCGGCTGTCCGAATAGGCCGATTGCGCCATGCGCAACCGCGCACGCATGGTAGCCATTTTGTCGGCGTCGTCGCGGGTGCTTCCGGTCGCGTTAGAGCCGACATTTGCCACTTCAGCGGCGCCAACAATGCCTGTAGGGTCGGCCATATTACTTTTTCTTGCCTTTTTTAGCTGCTTCACGCTTTACGCTATACGCAATGGCTACGGCCTGTTTTTGCGGCTTTCCAGCCGCTATTTCCGCCTTGATGTTCTTGCGAAACGCCCCTTTTGATGCAGATTTGACGAGCGGCATGACTATTTCCGCTTGCCCATGGGGGTTGTGCGCTCATTTACCGTCGTTTTGATGAATTGCGGCGGCTTTTTGACGCTTACCGGGCTGCCACCGCGTGCGCTGGTGGTGCCTTCCTGCGCCAGACGCTGCATGGCGGCGCGTGCGCGTGCCGGGTCAGCGTTAGCTTCAGCGGCCCTAGCGGCGCGCATGGCGCCAGCCTTATACAGACCTTTTGTGGGCACTCCGTAGACGTCTTTTTTACCGGAAGGCATTTTAGCGACCTTTCTTGGCTGTTTTGGCGCTATCACGGAACGCTTTGGCGGTTGGTGCGCCTTTAGCGCCCGGCTTGCGCATTTTTTCGCCGGAACCGGCGGCAATCCGCGCTTTCTTAGCGTGAATATTAGCGTAAAGACCTTTTTTCATGGACATTTCCACCTTTTTAGGCTTGCGCGGGCGCGCTCACCGTCTTTTGCTTTGGCGGCAACGGCGCCCATACGGGCACAAAACGACTTTTTGCGCCCTTCATCCGCTTTTGTCTTAGGGTTGGGTGCTGGCGGCTTCAATTTGCTGCCGGTTGCAGCATTATACTTAGCCCGCCCCTTAGCGGTCAGCCCTGCGCCCTTAGACGCAGGCAGTTTTTCGCCGCGTCCGACAGACAGCGATACTGATTTACGCTTGTCGGCCATTAGCTTGCCATCCATCCCGTAGAAGCAGGTTGGTGCGGAGAGTAACCTCTAGGCCGCGTCTTGTCAACGCGTGCTTCGCGTGAGGCCAGCGGAAAGGCGAATGTCACCGCTATGGCGTCTGCGGCGTCCGGTGAGGCCAGTCCGCGTGCCTTCATGTCTTTCTTGCTTTCTAGGAAAATCGTCCCCTTGCTGTCGGGCTTAATGCGCGGTCCGATGAAGTCCGTTTTCAGGAAGCGGTCGTTGGGCACGCTGGCCGTCTTGAGCCAGTCGCGCATGGCGCCCCACATCTCGGCCCTCTTGTTGCCCCACATGAGTTGGTTCTTGGCCTTATTGCCGAAGTTGACGCCGCGTATCTTGTAGCGCTGCTCTTTTAGCCGGTCGACGACGCCCGCGCCCAGCCCGCCCTCGTCGATGCACACCAGCGCTGGCTTATACTCCTCGATGGCGTCGATGACGTGCCCGACGACTTCCATGGTGTCAGCCCCGCGCAGCCGCTTGACGGCGACGAGGTCGCGTCCTTGCCGCACGGCGATGACGGTGGCGTCCGAACCGAAGCGCGCCGGGTCGACACCGATGGCAATGGGCGCGCTCTCGTCTTTGTAGCGCGGTCGCGCCATGGCGTCGTCGACCAGATTGACCGGGATGAACTGGTCGTCGCCTTCGCTGGGGAACTGACCGTAGACCTCGACATTTGCTTGGTAGCTGTCGGGGCCATACTCGTCGATGATGCGCTGGTACAGGCTCTTGTCGGTGCCCTCGACGTCGCGGGCGTCGATGTTGCGCGTGCGCCAGAAGGCGCGCTTGGCGTGGAACGTCTCGTAGAAGTAGCCCGTATTGCGGCGCGGGTTCGAAAAGGCCAAATGGAAGCGATGCGGCGTATTCTCTGTGAAGAAGCCGTCAGACACCGACCAAATGCTGTCAGGTATACCGCTGGCTTCGTCAAAAATCAGCATCACCCCGTCGAAGTTGTGCACACCCGCGTAAGCGTCGGGGTTCTCTTCGGACCATAGCCGCCCCTCGACCGACCAGTAGCGCGTGCCTTTCTTGAGGTCACGCTCGACGATTTCCGTCAACCACTTGGCCGGCATGATGCGCGTCGCGGCGACCTCGAACCAGTGCGAGTTGAGCGCCATCGCCAGCCACTTAGTAATTTCCGCCCATGTCACCGAGCGTAGCTGCGCTTCCGAGTTAGCCGACACGATGGTCGTCGAGCCGATGCGCGTCGACAGCATCCATATCACCAGCCAGCTTACTAGGGCCGACTTGCCGATACCGCGCCCCGACGCCACGGCTTCCCGCAGCGTGTCAAAGTCAGCCTTACCGTTGTTTGCGCGGATATGGTCGCGTATGTCGGCGAGCACTTCACGCTGCCACTTGCGCGGTCCTGTAAAATGCTCCAGCGGCGTGCCGGGTTCACCCCATGGGAACAGCAGCAATACAAACGCTAGCGGGTCATCCTTGATTGACGGCGTCCATAGACGCGTCATCAACTCCATCTCGTCCTGCGCGCTGTACACGGGTGTCTGCATGGCTGCTATTGTCCTCTAGTGCGGGCAGTATCTGGTACGTCCCTTCAATGACGCGCGTCTGCGCGCGCTCCAGCGCCGTGATGACGCTAATCTGCTGGTCGACATTGACGTCAATCTGCTGCTTGGCAACCCAGCCGTGCTGGTGGCGCAATATGTCGAGCGCGGCTTTGCTGTCGCCCTGCGCGGCTGCTTTGTATAAGGTTCGCGCAGCAGTGTATTCGCCGTCGGCGCGCCCCTTTTGCTCGGCAATTTCCACGAGCGGGTCGAACTCGGCCAGCTTGCGATACTGCGCGGGGGTCAAGCCAGCGGCCAGCGCCAAGCTGTCGCCTTTTAATCCATAGCGTGCTGCTTCGTATATCGCTTCCAGACGCGCCTCGGTCGCCTCAACGCGCTCCGGTGTGAAGGGCAAGGAATAAAACGTCATGGGCGCACTATATAGTGATACAGATAGTGAAGCAAGTGGTGGCAGTGTGCGTCGGCGAGAGGCCGCCCCCGTGCAATGCTGGGTGCATATCATATTTTTTAAAAAATAAAAATTGTTTGCGGTACGTGCCGTGACATTCACTCGCCCGCTCGGCCCTAGGGGGTGGGGGGTGCCAGCCCTCAGCCGGCCGGTTTTAAATTGTGCGGTGCAGCAAAATGGCCTTTTGCCCGTGGGCAATGTGGGCAACGCAACGCGCGGTCATTGAGCGCGGCCGCGAAACCACATGCCCAAAACTGTGGGCAATGTGGGCAATGCAAAAAACAGTCCGTTTCCGATTTCATTTTGCATGACCCACATGACCCACAAACCGGACGGCAAAAAACGTGGGGCGCGGGTGCTGTGGGCAGTGTGGGTCATGTGGGCATATGTTTTCAATTCGCCTGAAAATATACCTTATTGCGAACCATTCTCAATAACTACAAAAGTTACAACAGAGTTAAAAACCAATGCCCACATTATACACAGTCCAGTCAAAGCCGCGCCCACAGCCGCTTTGGCCGTGGGCAATCCCGCCCAAAATCCACTACCCACAGCATACCCAAATTACCCACACTTTTCGTACTTAACTTACATCAATGTCAGTTATTCCGACATCGGCGCTTAAAACTGTGGGCAATCCCGCAAAATGTGGGTCATCCATGACCCACAATTTCCTGCAACATTTTTTGCTTTACACCTACCCACAAAGTCGGCTAAAGACAGAGTGCAAATGACCCACACTTAATAGGAGCAACACAATATGGCCAATTCACTTTCCAAATATGCGACCGCCGGCGAAGCGCGCGTTGCACGTAAACTAATCCGCGAAGCGCTGGCGCTGGGTTATCATGTCAGCGTCAACGATGGTTACGAAACCACCGTCGTGCGTTCAACTAAAGAGCGCCAGATTTTGGACGCTATGTGCTCAACCGGCGAAGACGTCGTCACGCTGCATATGCCAGTTTCGCGCAAGCCCGTCGCGACGTTCTGGCTCATATATGGCAACGCCGAAGACGGCGAAGAATTGATTGCGGATTACACCGACAACGAAACCAGCAATCGCCTTTGGGCGGCCGTTTACGGCGAGGCCGCCTGATGCCGCTCGAAGCCTTTATCCTGATAGCTATCATTCTAGCCATGGTGCCAGTCGGTCTAGCCGACTGGCGCGACAACAACCGCAAGTAATAGGAGCACCGACAACATGAACCTTTTAGAACATATCGACCGCCGCGATACCGCCTATCGTGCCTATATTGACGCCGACAAGGCATGGTCTTTGGAATTGCAGCGCGAATATGGCAATCAAGCCGGCGATAAGCGCTATACGTCCGAAGGCGTCGGAACGCCTGAATTGCGCCGCCTGTACGCTGCGCTGCAATTTCGCGCCGAAGAATACCGCGCCGAACAAGCCAATTACATGGCCGCAAAGCGCGAATTTGAAAACGTCGACTAACCCCATATTAGCCGCGCGTTTCACCGCGCGCGGCCTTTATGGCGCTAGTGCCAGCAAAAGGAGCAAATACCATGAACGCAATTGTAACCGATAAAATCACCATCCCCACCGCCAAGCTAAAGGCCGCGCTTATCTGCGCCGCTAACGAACAGGCGCGCCCCTATATCAGCGGTGTCTATGTCGACCCGCGCGGCTATCTAGTCGCCACCGACGGACACCGCCTGTTCTGCGCTGCAATCGACCTGACAGACGTTCCAGCGTTTGACGGGTGGATTATACCGCGCGATGCAGTCAAGCGCGCGCTGGCTGGCTGTAAGGCCGCCACCATCGACATAAGCCGCTACAGCGTGGGCGATATCGCCTGCCAGCCGGTCTTTGGCGACTATCCTACATGGGAGCGCGTGCTGCCACCCGAACCGCTATCGGGAGAGACCGCGCAATTCAATCCGGACTATCTGGCCGATATGGGCGAGATAGGCCGCATATTGACCGGCAAGCGCAAGGCCGACGCTGGCTTGACCGCCCATGTGCACCACAACGGCCAAGCGCCGGCCGGCATTAGCTTTCCGCATTGCGAAGACGCCTTCGCGGTCCTTATGCCTATCCGTACGCAGCATACCGACGCTGAACGCGCATGGTCCGACGTACGCGCCATCGCACCTAAGTGAAACCACCTAGCACCACCGGAGCGCGGCTTAACGGCCGCGCCGAGGCTGGCACTAGGGCCAACAATAGGAGCAACACACTATGGCACGTACTGACAAACTGAGCACATATTGCACGACAATTGCACAAGCCGGCGATTTAGTCTGCGTCACTTATCATAAGACGCAGATTGTTGCGTTTGACAGCCGCAACATAACCCTTCGCACGGGCGGCTGGGACACTGTCACAACACGGCGCAAAATGAACCAATCCGCTAATCAATTCGGACTAGGCTTCGCCGTTTACCGCGACAATGGCGAAAGCATGGTGCGATTGCCGACTGGCGCGATTGTGCCGCTAACAGACAACATGACCTTTGCACGATAATTAAAGGAGCACTGGCAATGACTGACACCGACAACGAACCGGACATTTTACCGGACCCACCGCGCTATCAGATTTTGAAGCGCCACCCTAACGGCGACCGCTGGGTGTTTACCGCTCAAGGCGCGCTATGGGGCGAAGACGAACTGGACGACATGCGGACCCTATTAGAGCGCAATGGGTACGCAGTGATGATTATTCGCGCTGACAGATAGGAGCATAACCAATGTCTAAACATCACACACCCGGCCCGTGGTATATCGCGGGCGGTACTATCGGCACGCCTGACACGGCGATTGCATCGACATACTATGCGAATGACAGCCAGCAGGCGAACGCGCGGCTAATCGCGGCCGCGCCCGACATGCTGCAAGCGCTGCAAGATGCAGAGTTGACGCTAATGCTACACGCCGAGCGCAACGAAGACGTGCAAGCTACGCTGGACACTGTCCGCGCGGCTATGGCCAAAGCAGAACAGGGATTTAGACTATGACTAAGACACTGACACGCAGCCGCGACCGCTCATATTGGCGCATGTGCGACACCGACGGCTTGATAAATGCCGGACGTGACAGCATGGACGAACTGGCCATAGCCATGGCCGAACGGCTGGCCGACTATGCCGCCGAAGTCGACGAACTGGACGACGTCAAAGACCAGCTAGAGGACGCGCAGCGGACGCTAGACGCCCTACGGGCCGAGATTGCCGACCTGACCGCGCAGCTAGATGCCATCGACGAGGCTGGGCCATGCTAGGGCTTCTGATGCTCTTTTCGCTGGGCGTCATTATCCTAGCGGCCATTTTAGAGGATTGAACCATGACCATAAACATAACCGACGAGACAGCTATCCTTCAGGAAGCCGCTCAGGCCTTACAGGAGCATGAACGGCAGCGACTGGCCCTTAAGGCCATCGACGACGACTTGCGCGTCCTGTGCCGCCGCTGGGGCGAGAGCGCCGGGCTATGGGGTGTCTCCCCTACGCACTTACGCAGAGCATGTGAAGCTAGGGGCTTGCTGCGCGGCGATTACATCAAGGAGACAGACAATGCACAGTGAAGCAGAACGTATAGCTGCGGGGTTGAGTGAGGCGCAGAGTCAGACGCTTCTTCGAGCCAAAGCAAACAACAAATGCGACGGCTACCATCTGCCCCAACACCGAGACGGTGGTCGCATGAAGCACTCACTGTTCAATCTCGGTCTGTGCAGCATCACCGGCAGGATTACCGTCCTCGGCCTAGCCGTCCGCAAAGTATTGGAGACAGACAATGCACAACACGGAAGCAACACCACAAAAGCAAAGCAACGGGCGTGTGCAAATGCCTTGGGAGATTTTTTATCGTGGTTAAGGGAG